AACGACTAGCAGTGTTCGTCGCATCGCGAATGACGCCGCTCAACGAGATAAACTTCTTGGTCGATTGAACGTACGGCAAAGCAAGCGTCAGCTTCTCTCCATCAATCCACACGCCGCCGGACTGAGTGCGAATCCAGTTTCCGTTCTGATCGACTCCTTGCAGCGTGATGGTCTTGCCAACGTCAGAAGCGTCACCGGGATAGACTCGCAGGTAGCTGTTAGTGCCACCGGACATGTCACGGTAAGAGACGACGGTGCCACGATCAACAAGCTGCTTGCCGACGCATGCGCCGTTTTCTCCTCCAAGAAGTCCGTATCCAGATTCTTGAAATTCAAACCATTGATTGCGAACCGTGCCAACTCCGCAGCAATCAGCGACGGACTCGATGGTTTCAATCTGACGCGGCCAAGTGATGCAACCGCCTACGGTGTGAATCGTGAAACGTCCGTACGCGCCAGCCCATAGACCCTTGTGTAGAAGCCTTCGACACGCCTGATTGATGTAATCATAAACGCGCTGATCATCGACACATGTGCCGATAACCCGAGCGATAGTCGAGCGAATGTCCTGAACGATGAGCTTCATTTGGTGTAGTAGACTCGAATGGTTCGCTTGATGAAGTAAACACCGTAGAAAGGAGGCAGGTTGTTGTGGCCAACAGCGTTCTGCGTGTCGTTACCAGTCTTGTCGGCATTGGTGGTTCCAATATCGCCGGTCGTAATGTTTGGGCCATTTCCACCGCCTCCAGTGCCAGCAGCACCTTGAAGAATCTGCGTCGGATACGAACCGAGTCCGCTCCACGACTTGTTGACGAGATAGTAATCGTCGTTTGCCGGAGCAATTAGTTGAGCAACACCGTGCGTGTGGTCGTTGAACGGAGTCTCAGTAACCGTTAGCTTGTGCTGATCCTCGCCAGCGATTGCTGTGGACGTCGCCTTACCCATAACAGCAACCGCACCACTCGCAACAAACGCTCCAACGCCAACCGGGAAGCGAGCTTCAAACTCAGTGTCAACTTCCCACATTGGGCCAGTTGTACTTGTCGCCGTAGCCGTTCCATCACCGCCGTCGTACGAAAGAAGATCCGTGGTCGTTCCGACATAGATGCGACGCTCGTATGCCGCCGTAACTGGGTTTTTACGAAGCCAGAATCCTTGATCGTAAATCCACCACTGACCATTTTCATCAAGCCACGGGTAAATCCGGTTGTTAATAGCCGGATACGTCGGTCCAAAATTAAAGAACGAGTTTCCAATCGTGCTGTTGAACGTAGCCTGAGTGCCGCCGATGATATCGTTGGCCAACTTCTGGTAAGAGGCAGGGCAATAATTTGCCGGAAGGCTTGGAGCTGTAAGCGTGATGAGGGTTAGGTTTGGCATACTATTCCGATGTGTAGAGGAACGGGTTTACGTCGCAACCTTCAAGAGTTTTGCATCCTTCGAACACAAGGCACTCTCCGACCGCAGGTTCCTGAACGTCGTAGGCGTGAACTCGAATGCTCTTGATGCGACAATATCCAGTAATCGTAAGGCTCATCTGAACCTCGTACATGTTTCTTGTCGGTGTGCTGATGCTCGAATTGCACGGGATATCCGAAGGAGTCGGCAAGCGCATCTTCGGCCTGTACTGAGGCTGAAAGTTGGTTATCGGACAAGCAGGTTGACACTGCAATGTTGTCGCGCATTCAGTCCAATCTGCCCACTCAATCCAACCGGGATACTGGTCTGGACGATACTCGATGTTGAACGAAACATCTCCGTCCAGCGAGTCGATGAAGATGTCACCTGAATCAAGCCGCTTCAATCCAAACGGAAGCTCAAAATTGTAAGCGCGGGTTTGAACCAGCCACTGAATCTCCTTCTTACCGTCAGAAAGGTTGTTGTCAAACTTCTCAGTCTTGCTGATTTCCCAAATCTGAATGGTTCCATCAAGCCCACGAGCTATCGAGAAGCATCTGTCTCCATAAGCATTCTCGGTTTTGAGAACCTGCAACACGTCAAGTCCGGTCCAGATTCCGGCCCACGCAGGAGGAAACTTTTTCCGCAGCGACGTAATCAGATCAAAATCAAGAACGACCAACGACTTGTGGACGACGCCCTCGGCATTGTACCGAGGCTGAGACGTCATCAGCAGTCGATTGTCAAACACGACGGCAGAACTGGCCCACAGCAGATCAGCCTGATCATTATCGATGATGTTCAGAACCTCGTTGCTGATGGGTGTATTTCCCCAATCGTTGAACGAGCGTCTGGCGATAATGAACGAGCGAACACCATCTACTGCACGATAGAACACATCACCGTTGACCGTGATGGCTGAACGCGCACCCAACGCTCCACTAGTCAGCAAGCTAATGGCCTGAATCGGATAGTTCAGATTCTTCCAGACATCACGATCAACCGGAGCGTTTATGCTGAAAACGTATCGTGGCGTGAAGATAAGAAGCGGTCCTTGCCCCAGCGACGTATCTGGATTGCCGGGGACGGCCATTGCTGTGATGCCCCCTGAATCCGACGGAACCGCAAAGTCACCGCCTTCATTGAGGAAGGTGTTCTCGGTTTCTTTGAGAACGCTCGCTCGCGTGCCATCTCCATAAACGATGTCGGTTGCTCGGAATGAGAATCCATTAGCTAGCGCGTACCAGATACGTCCGTTGACGTAGGCCATTACTCTGCCGCACTTGATTTCATCGATGGTTGCGCGGCGCAGGCTTGATCCGTTGAAGATCAGCGGTGCGCTCTGACCATCTTGAATGACGACAAAGTTCTCCGCCTGAACCATCCAGCCATCGAGTATGTTCGACGGATTCTCAAGATTGGGCGAAGCTGAAAGGTTCTGAACGCTGTTTTGAAGGCAGTCGTAAAGCCACACTTTACCACTGATCAGCATCAGGATGAACGTCGCTCCGTTATCGCCGATGTACGGGAGCGCACACTGGAAAACGCCGGTTAAATTGCTCGAACCGTAGCACTCCTCGGAGAAACCGTCAGCCGTGACATTGGTTTGATCCGCAGTGACGAGCGTGCTGTCTGCCGTAATCGACAAGCATACGTCGTAATCCTTTTGGATGAAACCCGGTCGAGGAGAAACGAAGCTTTGCCGGAAGCTGGCATTCACCGCAAACGCCACCTGATTCTTGTCCACTTCAGACGGCATCACACCTGAGTCAACGCCACCCTCAAAGGTGACAGACCCATCCGTGTACCTCCGTGGTGCGCGTTCGCTCATGGTTTAAGCCTGAATCCGCTGGATGGAAAGTGAAGATCCGGTTGCTACACTTACTCCAAAACTAGTAGTTTGAATCAATATCTCATAGTAATCTGTAATTACAGTGGCCTGATCGATGTAAGAAAATGAAACCGGAATCAAACTTTGAGGAGAAGCGTTTGTAGCGTTAAACTCTTGAGTCTGAAAAACGTTTGTTATTCCATTTTTACGCAAGAACACAATTACGCTCGCAACACCAGTATTTCCGAGCAGATTAAACACTGCATCAATTTTATAGTATCCAGTGTAAGGAGCCGTAAACCGACCAGTTGCAGCAGTAAATCCAGACGCGGTATCGATTCCCGACCAAGATCCAGAGGGAAAATCTCCAAGGCTGAATGGGTTTTTAGTTGCTGCCGCTGCAATCAGGTTGTTGCCAGTCAACCTCCGCGTAAACGTGACGTAAGTGAACGCCGCAGCAGCTCCCGTGGCAGCAATTGAAATCGTGCCTGCACCCGGAGTAATCGTGATGTTCGATCCTGCGGTAAGGCTGGCCAACGTGTAGCCAGTTCCATTGCCAATGAGCAACTGTCCATTGGTAGGTACGGTTGCGACGTTCGTTCCGCCTTTTGCAACCGGCAACACGCCGCTGATGTCTCCCACTGGAACCGTTGCAACGGTCGAAAGAAATCCAGATCCGCTCGACCCTTGAGTCTTGAGATAACCAGATGAAAACGAATTAAGGGCTGTCGCGCTCGGAACCGATGCGTCGGGAGTTCGAACAATGTACGTCGCTGCGGACGATGCTCCGCCAGACGCTCCAGCCGGACCTT